TCGAGGTCTGATATTATGAATACTATTATTTATTTGAAGATAATTTTATTTGATATTATGTTAAGTATGGTAATTACTAACTACCAAATAGGTGATTTAATTCACCACCCCGTTTTCAATGGAACCAGTACAATTTATTACTAAGTCGGGCGAAAACAAATGCGAAAGTTCTGATTCTTCTTTAATTGAATCTAACTATTTTAATATAGTTAATCTAATAGATTCTAAGCATTGTCTTGTTGATTCTTCAAAATTTTATGTTTTAGTGAACTATAATGGTTCTACTATTGTTTGTTTATGTGACGTTAATTGTCGTTTTTTAGAATTTAGTTTATTTTTATATGATAATTATAAAATCGATTATGATTTTGTAATTGAGAGTCCTCTGGAGACATATTATGCTTTTTCTAAAGCGCATGTTCAAATCCAATTGACTAATTTTACTCAGGTGAAATTACGTAAGTGTGGTTTTTTAAGATTATACCGCACTGTATTCCTTGAGGAATATCGTATTGAATCTTATACTAATTCAATTCACAAATCTTTTTTGACTGATTATTTGAGTCGGATTGAGGAAAGAGTTCATGTACGTAATATGTATGTACAGTCTCAAGATTTTCATATTTATATGGATCTTTTTTCTAAATTGTTATTAAGAAAATATCCTCATCTAGCAAATTTAACTGAAGCTGATTTTAATGTTATTGCTCAACATATTGACAATATTCGTGAATTGTCTCTTCAATTAGTTCTTAGTAAAAATATGTTTGATGTTTGGCACGCTATAGGTTTATACCTTAGACTGTGCAATAAAACTAATGTAGTTTTTGATTTACCAGCTCATTTTGAGATGTTAACATCATTTTTCCAAACTATTTTTGGTAAAGTTTTTTCTATGGATATATTTTCTGATACTCAGGTACAGAGTTCTTTTCCTGTAGGAGTTGATACCTTTTTGAGTCTTTTGGGTAAATTAAAAGATAATTTTGGTGAAGTTCGTAATTGTCCTTTGTGGACTAAATTTCACAAAGCAATGATGTTTTTGATGAGTAAATCGTATTTTGATTGTTTAGGGTTAACCCTTGATAAATTTGGATATGATCGCTTTGAGAAAGCTGCTGAGAAAAAGAAACATGAAATTTCTGGAGATTTTTTCGAATGTATGTTAGATACTTCACATTTTGTTCTTACCAATTTGTGGTCTTGTGTCCAAACGGGAAGTTTTTCTTCTTTATTACATGGTAAATCTACTTATCTCGATTATATTACTGATTGTGATACTATTAAGAGACAAGTTCTTTGGCTTAATGAACCAGAAGAACATGGATTTTCCGAATCTTCTTTTTTTGAGCTTTTAGAGTCTGTCGCCTCTCGGGGTGATGATATTCTTAAACATTGTAAAAGTCAACTTTCTAAAGTAGAATTAGATAAAATTTTAAAGCAAGTCTGTGAAATAAAAATGATTCACTGTGAACAATTTTCACTTAGACGTGCTCGAGAGCATCGTTCAAGTCCGTTTGCAGTATTACTATCTGGATCTTCTTCAGTTGGTAAAACTACTTTGGTTGAGATTCTTTTTAAGACCCATGCTAGTTTATTTAATTTACCTAATGAAGCACAATATAAATATACCAAGAATCCCGTTGCAAAATATTGGGATGGTTTTAAGACCTATATGTGGTGTATTCTTATGGATGATATAGCTTTTATGCATCCAAATAGTGCTAGTCAGGGTGATCCAACCCTTATGGAAATTATTCAAGTTGTTAATAATTGTCCTCATGTGCCAGATCAAGCTGCTCTTGACGATAAGGGTAGAACCCCTAATCGAGCTAAGCAAGTTATTGCTACTACTAATACAATTCATTTGAATGCTCATGCTTATTATTCTTGTCCTTTAGCGGCACGTCGTCGTTTGCCTCATATTGTAGATATTAAGGTTAAGGAAGAATTTTCTTCTATGGGTATGTTAGATTCGTCTTTAGCAACATTAGATGAAAATAATATGCCTAATTGGTGGATTTTTAATATTAAGAAAATTGTCTGCACTGATCCTAATGGTGTTGATGTGCGTCTTGAATCTGATCAAGTTATTACTGATATATATGAATTTTTAGCTTGGTATAGAGACCGTGCTTTGACTCATGAAAAGATACAGAAAGCTGTTATGCAGAATAATAAAGTTTTTGATACTATTAGTTTTTGTGAAACTTGTAAAAATATAAAATTTAGATGTACTTGTTTAACTCAATCTTCTATGTTTGTAAAAGTTTGTGAAATTACATTATATGCCTTTATTTCTTGTGTTATGAATTGGCTTATGCAAACTTTTGGATCAATGCTTATGCAGCGGTATTTTAAATATAAATTTGATAATTATACTTCCTCATTGAAGAATAGATTGTTAGGTTATAGGAAAAAAGTTACGTCTCCCTTTTATCCTAGAGTTATTACTACTGTTGTAGAAGATCAACTTGAGCGTTTAGATGTTGAGCATGCTTATTGGAAGAAATTATTTTCTAAAATAGGCTCTAAAGTTGCTGAACCTGTTATGCAACATTCTTGGATTGCTGGTGCTATTGCTATTTTAGGTATTAGTACTGTTACTTATCCTCTTATTCGTAAGTTATTTAAGATGAATTCTTTGAAACCTCAAGGTCAAATTCAAGATATTTTAGCTTCTGGTAATAAACCAGTTGCTGCTAAAGATGAACCTCTTAATTTTTGGGTTAATGCTGATAGATATGAATTAACAACTAAAGCTATGACTCGAGAAATTCTTTCTACAAATGGACTCTCTTCTGAAGAATTTATTAATATTGTTTATAATAATACTGGACATGCTACTTTTAGTAGTGATGAATTTCCTAATCAGTTTATGCAAGGAAATATTCTTTGGCTTAGTGGTCATTGGGCTTGTATTAATAAACATATTATAGAACCCTATAAAAATTCTGAATTTATACATATTGAGATTGTTCAGGGTGTTAAAAATATTGGAGTTAATTCTAATGTTACTCTTAATCTTAAGTATTCTGATTTCTCAGTTGTCGATAATGATACTGTCTTATTTCAGATACCTAATCTTCCTGCTAAGCGGGATTTATTAAAATTTATCCCTCAGGAAGAATTTAAATCTTCTCATAATGGAGTTATGGTTAATAGAAGTAGGTGTAATAGCCGAAAGTTAGTTAGAGTTCAAGGTTTATCCCAATATAATTTTTACCATTTTAATTTAGGTAATTTAAATACTTTAAAAGGTAAAACTAGTGAACCCACCCTTGATGGGGATTGTGGTTCGCCATATTTTGTTAAAACTGATTTAGGTTATTGTCTAGTTG